GGTCATACTTTCGATCTTGCTTCCTTATTGGATAGCACTAAGAGTTATAAAGACATTGTCAATGTTCTCCAAATGTGTAAATCACAAAAATTTCTCGGTATTGATGACGACAAGGAGGACTAAAACAATGTATTACGAAATAGGCGAAATCATACGCAAAAATATTCATGTTAACGGATTCGATTTTAAGCTATTCATTTTAAAAGGTCATATGGGCATATCAATACAAGTTAAAGATATGAACAACGTACCAATTAAACATGCTTATGTCGTAGATGAGAATGACTTAGATATGGCATCAGACTTATTCAACCAAGCAATAGATGAATGGATTGAAGAGAACACAGACGAACAGGACAGACTAATTAACTTAGTCATGAGATGGTAGGAGGTCGCTATGAAGCAGACTGTAACTTATATCATTCGTCATAGGGATATGCCAATTTATATAACTAACAAACCAACCGATAACAATTCAGATATTAGTTACTCCACAAATAGAAATAGAGCTAGGGAGTTTAACGGTATGGAAGAAGCGAGTATCAATATGGATTATCACAAAGCAATCAAGAAAACAGTGACAGAAACTATTGAGTACGAGGAGGTAGAACATGACTGAACAAACATTATTTGAACAGTTGAACAGTAAAAACGTGAATGATCATACAGAACAAAAAAATGGATTAACTTATCTAGCATGGTCATATGCACACCAAGAGCTGAAAAAGATTGACCCAAACTACACAGTAAAAGTACACGAGTTTCCACATCCAGATATTAACACAGAAAATTATTTTGTACCTTATTTGGCTACACCAGAAGGCTATTTTGTACAGGTATCTGTGACTGTGAAAGATAGTACAGAGACTGAGTGGCTTCCAGTATTGGACTTTAGAAATAAATCGCTTGCTAAAGGTAGTGCAACAACTTTCGATATTAACAAAGCGCAAAAACGATGTTTTGTTAAAGCTTCGGCTTTACACGGTTTAGGCTTATATATCTACAACGGCGAGGAACTACCAAGTGCAAGTGACAACGATATTACAGAATTAGAAGAGCGTATCAATCAGTTCGTGAACTTATCTCAAGAAAAAGGGCGAGATGCAACTATCGATAAAACGATGAGATGGCTAAAAATATCTAACATTAATAAATTAAGTCAAAAACAAATCGCAGAAGCACACCAAAAATTAGATGCGGGATTAAAACAATTGGATAGTGAGGAGAAACAATAATGTTAAACAGAGCAGTATTAGTAGGACGCTTAACAAAAGACCCAGAATTAAGAAGCGCGCCAAATGGCGTAAATGTAGGTACATTCACATTGGCAGTAAACAGAACATTCACGAATGCTCAAGGCGAGCGTGAAGCAGATTTTATAAACGTAGTAGTGTTCAAGAAACAAGCTGAAAATGTTAAAAACTACCTTTCTAAAGGGTCGCTGGCAGGTGTAGACGGGCGACTACAAACACGTAGCTACGAAAATAAAGTCGGGCAACGTGTATTTGTGACAGAAGTAGTAGCGGACAGTGTTCAATTCTTAGAACCGAAGAATAACAACCAACAACCAAACAACAATTATCATCAACAAAGACAAACTCAAACTGGTAATAATCCTTTTGATAATACCACTGCGATTACTGATGATGACTTACCGTTCTGATTGGAATGATTAAATGCCGAAAATTACTAGTTATATCACTCAAGACGACGGCACAACAACAGTTGTCATCTCTGATGTTGAATTAGGCAATAAAGAAACATTACTACTTGATAACGGGTTTGATGTAGAAGTAGATGTAAACGTTATAGATCCGTTTCAAATTACCGGCAAGCAACGTCGAAAAATATTCGCGCTTGTCAAAGACATAGAAGAACATACAGGTCAACCAATGGACTATATGAGACATATGTTCATCGAGTTTGTAAGAACGTACTACGGCTATGATGAACGTATTTCGCTAAGTAATTGTACGAGAACACAAGCAAGTCAAATCATTGAAGCAACGCTTGACTGGACGTTCTACAATGACATACCACTTAGCTACAAAACGAGTAATCTACTGAAACAAGATAAATCATTCTTATACTGGTCAACTGTTAACCGCAACTGTGTAATATGCGGAAAGCCTCACGCTGACCTAGCGCATTACGAAGCAGTAGGTAGAGGCATGAACAGAAACAAGATGAATCACTACGACAAACATGTATTAGCGTTATGTCGCGAACATCATAACGAGCAACATGCGATTGGTGTTAAGTCATTTGATGATAAATATCAATTGCATGACTCGTGGATAAAAGTTGATGAGAGGCTCAATAAAATGCTGAAAGGAGAGAAAAAGGAATGAATAGACTAAGAATAATAAAAATAGCACTCCTAATCGTCATCTTGGCGGAAGAGATTAGAAGCGCTAAAAAAATTAAAAAATTTACCCCTGAGGATTCTAAAGGTTTTCCTGATATAACAAAAGATTCAATAAAAGAACCTAAATAAAAATATTATGGTTGATAAAATCCCATTGTTCTTTTGTTAACCACCCTTGTTTGTTATTGACTATTTCTGTAACAAACAGCTTATCTCCAGAATCGAGATAAGGTTTCAACTTTTCTATCATTTCTGAAGTTGATAAAGAAGAACGGAATAAAAATGAAGATTTCCAATAATTGCAATGACCATTAGAAATTTCCTTTTTTATAACATTTCTCAATTCCTCATATTTTTGTCCGGGTGAGTTTAAATCATATGTTAACATATAAGGTTTTTCCATATTTTATTCACCCCCAATCTAACGCAGTAGCGATAACAAAATTATACCAGAAAGGAGATAACGAAATGGCAACATTTAGAGTTTACAAAGAATCAGGTAACTTTGTCACAGTACACAAAGATTTTATACATGATTCTAATATAAGTTGGAAGGCTAAAGGTATTCTACTTTATTTGTTAAGTCGACCTGATAACTGGCAAATTTACGAAACAGAACTAGAGCAACATTCAACTGATGGACTTAGCGGTTTAAAGAGTGGAATCAAGGAACTGGAAGAAATTGGATACATTCAACGTAGTAGAAAACGTGATAAAAGTGGTAGGTTAAATGGTTATGAGTACTTAGTATATGAGCAACCGCACCACATTCGATTTTCCAACGTTGGAAAAACCGTTAACGGTAAAACCAACAATGGAAAAACCGTTAATGGTAAATCGCATACTACTAATAATAATAGTACTAATAATGATTTAACTAATAATAACAATACTAATAATGAAGGAAGTATATTGTCGGGCAACCCGACGGTGTCTTCCATTCCCTATAAAGAAATTATCGAATACTTAAATAAAAAAGCAGGAAAGCATTTTAAACATAATACAGCTAAAACAAAAGATTTTATTAAAGCAAGATGGAATCAAGATTTTAGGTTGGAGGATTTTAAAAAGGTGATTGATATCAAAACAGCTGAATGGTTAAACACGGATAGCGATAAATACCTTAGACCAGAAACACTTTTTGGCAGTAAATTTGAGGGGTACCTCAATCAAAAAATACAACCAACTGGCACGAATCAATTGGAACGCATGAAGTACGACGAAAGTTATTGGGATTAGGGGGATATTATGAAACCACTATTCAGCGAAAAGATAAACGAAAGCTTGAAAAAATATCAACCTACTCATGTCGAAAAAGGATTGAAATGTGAGAGATGTGGAAGTGAATACGACTTATATAAGTTTGCTCCTACTAAAAAACACCCGAATGGTTACGAGTATAAAGACGGTTGCAAATGTGAAATCTATGAGGAATATAAGCGAAACAAGCAACGGAAGATAAACAACATATTCAATCAATCAAACGTTAATCCGTCTTTAAGAGATGCAACAGTCAAAAACTACAAGCCACAAAATGAAAAACAAGTACACGCTAAACAAACAGCAATAGAGTATGTTCAAGGCTTCTCTACAAAAGAGCCAAAATCATTAATATTGCAAGGTTCATACGGAACTGGTAAAAGCCACCTAGCATACGCTATCGCAAAAGCAGTTAAAGCTAAAGGGCATACGGTTGCTTTTATGCACATACCAATGTTGATGGATCGTATCAAAGCGACATACAACAAAAATGCAGTAGAGACTACAGACGAGCTAGTCAGATTGCTAAGTGATATTGATTTACTTGTACTAGATGATATGGGTGTAGAAAACACAGAGCGCACTTTAAATAAACTTTTCAGCATTGTTGATAACAGAGTAGGTAAAAACAACATCTTTACAACTAACTTTAGTGATAAAGAACTAAATCAAAATATGAACTGGCAACGTATCAATTCAAGAATGAAACACAATGCAAGAAAAGTAAGAGTAATCGGAGACGATTTCAGGGAGCGAGACGCATGGTAACCAAAGAATTTTTGAAAATTAAACTTGAGTGTTCAGATATGTACGCTCAGAAACTCATAGACGAGGCACAGGGCGATGAAAATAAGTTATATGACCTATTTATCCAAAAACTTGCAGAACGTCATACACGCCCCGCTATCGTCGAATATTAAGGAGTGTTAAAAATGCCGAAAGAAAAATATTACTTATACCGAGAAGATGGCACAGAAGATATTAAGGTCATCAAGTATAAAGAGAATGAGAATGAAGTTTATTCGCTCACAGGAGCCCATTTCAGCGACGAAAAGAAAATTATGACTGATAGTGACCTAAAACGATTTAAAGGCGCTCACGGACTTCTATATGAGCAAGAGCTAGGTTTACAAGCAACGATATTTGATATTTAGAGGTGGACGATGAGTAAATACAACGCTAAGAAAGTTGAGTACAAAGGAATTGTATTTGATAGCAAAGTAGAGTGTGAATATTACCAATATTTAGAAAGTAATATGAATGGCACTAACTATGATCGTATCGAAATACAACCGAAATTCGAACTACAACCTAAATTTGGGAAACAAAGACCGATTACGTATATAGCTGATTTCTCTTTGTGGAAGGATGGCAAACTGGTCGAAGTTTTAGATGTTAAAGGTAAGGCGACTGAAGTTGCCAACATCAAAGCGAAGATATTCAGATATCAGTATAGAGATGTGAATTTAACGTGGATATGTAAAGCACCTAAGTACACAGGCAAAACATGGATTACTTACGAGGAATTAATTAAAGCAAGACGAGAACGCAAAAGAGAAATGAAGTGATCTAATGCAACAACAAGCATATATAAACGCAACGATTGATATAAGAATACCTACAGAAGTTGAATATAAGCATTTTGGTGATGTGGATAACGAAAAAGATGCGCTGGCAGATTACTTATATAACAATCCTAACGAAATACTAGAGTATGACAATTTAAAAATTAGAAACGTAAATATAGAGGTGGAATAAATGGCAAGAATTACCAAAGAAACAAAAACTGTAAGCGACGGTTATTCAAGAGAAGACCGAGAAACGACATTGAACTATGATTACGAAAATCAAGAATGGATTGCTTACTCATCGGTACCGACACATATTACTAGAATGACAAAGTTGTACGGCGATGATGTAGAGGTATTGGAACGATTAGAATCTGGGACTGCGGTATTGGTTAGGGCGAAACTACCTAAAAGCGCAATAGGTTTTAGAAAATTAATGTCTGAAGAGCGACGACAAGAATTATCTGAGAGAGCAAAAAGAGCTTTTGGTCATTAGTGCTCGTGAATATAGGGCGAAAAACGACCAAAAAGACACACTAATACTTTTTAGGATAAATAACATCCGGAGAAAAAAACATGAGCTTTAAAAATTTTAACACAGGATAAATACAGAGGTGGAATAAATGAGTATCGTAAAGATTAACGGTAAACCATATAAATTTACCGAACATGAAAATGAATTGATAAAAAAGAATGGTTTAACTCCAGGAATGGTTGCAAAAAGAGTACGAGGTGGCTGGGCGTTGTTAGAAGCCTTACATGCACCTTATGGTATGCGCTTAGCTGAGTATAAAGAAATTGTGTTATCCAAAATCATGGAGCGAGAGAGCAAAGAACGTGAAATGGCTAGGCAACGACGTAAAGAGGCTGAGCTAAGAAGAAAGAAGCCACATTTGTTTAATGTGCCACAAGTGCATCCAAGAGGACGTTATGCGTGCTACCTGATGGAAAACGACATATTCGTGAAAGTTAAGAAGTAGATCATGACAGATAACGCACGCAAAGAATACCTAAATCAATTCTTTGGATCTAAGAGATATCTGTATCAAGATAACGAACGAGTGGCACATATCCATGTAGTAAACGGCACTTATTACTTTCATGGGCATATCGTGCCAGGTTGGAAAAGTGTTAAAAAGACATTTGATACTGCTGAAGAGCTCGAAATATATATAAAGCAACATGGTTTGGAATACGAAGAACAGAAGGAACTAACTTTATTTTAGAGGAGGTTATGAAAGTGAACTATGAAACAGGGTTCCAACTAGGTGTAATGGAAGCTAGGTTGAAGAAGATGAGAAAACAACGTGATGCGTGCAAGAAGCAACGTGATGAGCTTATCGTGGATATAGCTAAGTTAAGAGAGCGTAACGAAGAGCTGGAGAACATGTGGCGCACAGTCAAAAATGAATTGCTTGGAAGATACGAATTTTACCGTTTTAGACTTAACGAACTACAGATTGAGAGTAGAGCGAACAAGGCAGTAGCTATAAACATGGGAGCTAAAATCAACGCAAGTGCTATATTGTACCGAATGGACAAATTAGACGGAACAAATGAGTTCTACGAATTTTTAGGACAAATGGAGGATGACACTAATGAATAACCGTGAACAAATAGAACAGTCCGTTATAAGTGCTAGTGCGTATAACGGCAATGACACAGAGGGATTACTAAAAGAGATTGAGGACGTGTATAAGAAAGCACAAGCGTTTGATGAAATACTTGAGGGTTTACCTAATGCTATGCAAGATGCACTCAAAGAAGATATTGAACTTGATGAAGCAGTAGGGATTATGACGGGTCAAGTTGTCTATAAATATGAGGAGGAGCAGGAAGATGAAAAAATTTAATGTTCAAATCACATACACTGGCATGATTGAAGAGACTATCGAGGCTGAAAGTTTAGACGAAGCAGAAAATGAGGCGCATGATATTGCGAGAATGGAAGTGCCATTTGATTGTGATGAGTATGAAATTTATGTAGATGTGGAGCAGGAAAATGACTAACACATTACAAGTAAAACTATTATCAGAAAATGCTAGAATGCCCGAACGAAATCATAAGACAGATGCAGGTTATGACATATTCTCAGCCGAAACCGTCGTACTTGAGCCGCAAGAAAAGGCAGTGATTAAAACAGATGTAGCTGTAAGTATACCAGAGGGCTATGTCGGGCTATTAACTAGCCGTAGTGGTGTAAGTAGTAAAACGTATTTAGTGATTGAAACAGGAAAGATAGACGCGGGATATCATGGCAATTTAGGGATTAATATCAAGAATGATATTGAAACGTTAGAGATTTGGGATGATGGTAACTTTAGTCGAAATGTTGCTGGGATAGACGGAAAGTATGCCCCACCACATCCATCAGATAAAATTTTATTTATGAATGGTAGTTATGTCATAAACAAAGGCGACAAACTAGCTCAATTGGTTATCGTGCCTATATGGACACCGGAACTAAAGCAAGTGGAGGAATTCGAGAGTGTTTCAGAACGTGGAGCAAAAGGCTTCGGAAGTAGCGGAGTGTAAAGACATCTTAGATCGAGTCAAGGAGGTTTTGGGGAAATGATACAATACTTAGTTACAACATTCAAAGATTCAACAGGACGTAAGCATACACACATAACTCGAGCTAAGAGCAATCAAAGCTTTACAGTTGTTGAGGCAGAGAGTAAAGAAGAAGCAAAAGAGAAGTACGAGGCGCAAGTTAAAAGAGATGCAGTTATTAAAGTGGGTCAGTTGTTTGAAAATATAAGGGAGTGTGGGAAATGACGGATGTTAAAATTAAAACTATTTCAGGTGGAGTTTATTTTGTAAAAACAGCTGAACCTTTTGAAAAATATGTTGAAAGAACGGTAAATTTTAATGGTTTTATTTACGTAAGTAATATAATCAAACAGCCAACGTATATTAAAACAGATACGATTGAATCAATCACACTTATTGAGGAGCGTGGGAAATGAATCAGCTGAGAATTTTATTACATGACGGTAGTAGTTTGATATTACATGAAGATGAATTATTTAACGAAATAGTATTTGTTTTGGACAATTTTAGAAATGATGATGACTATTTAACGATAGAAAAAGATTATGGCAGAGAACTTGTATTGAACAAAGGTTATATAGTTGGGATCAATGTTGAGGAGGCAGACGATGATTAATATTCCTAAAATGAAATTCCCGAAAAAGTACACTGAAATAATCAAAAAATATAAAAATAAAACACCTGAAGAAAAAGCTAAGATTGAAGATGATTTCATTAAAGAAATTAATGATAAAGACAGTGAATTTTACAGTCCTATGATGGCTAATATGAATGAACATGAATTAAGGGCTATGTTAAGAATGATGCCTAGTTTAATTGATACTGGAGATGACAATGATGATTAAACAAATACTAAGACTATTATTCTTACTAGCAATGTATGAGCTAGGTAAGTATGTAACTGAGCAAGTATATATTATGATGACGGCTAATGATGATGTAGAGGCGCCGAGTGACTTCGCAAAGTTAAGTGATCAGTGTGATTTGATGAGGGCGGAGGTGACAGAGTAGATGATGTGGTTAGTCATAGCAATTATATTACTAGTCATCTTATTGTTTGGTGTGATGTTGCAAGCTGAACAGTTAAAAGGCGATGTGAAAGTTAAAGAGCGGGAGATAGAGATATTAAGAAGTAGATTGAGACATTTTGAAGGTTAACGGGGGTTAAACAAATGAGTTTGAGAAAATCAACGCAAAGATATTTAGAAAGTGAATTAAGCAATTACAATTACTTCGATAAAGATATAGCGCGTGTAAGAGATGAAGTTTTAAACCCGTGGAGTCAACAAGATACTAATATCGGTGGAGATAGGGTGCAAAGCAATGTAAGTGTAACTGAAATAAAAGCTATTAGAGTTGTTAATGATAGAAGATTATCGCAATTGGCCAGAATGAAATCGGCTATAGAGGTTGTATATAATCATAGCACTACAGAAACTCAAAAACTTATGGAACTTTATTATTTTAAAAAGCCTAGAACATTAAATTTAACTGGTGTAGCTCAAGAAATAAATGTAAGTAAATCTACCGCTTATGATATGAGGAAAGATATATTAGTTAGGTTAGCTGATGAATTAGGTATAATACATTAAGTTTGGAAAAAGTCTGGAAAAATAACGTCACTTTCGGTGTTAATATGATAGCGTAAGATATTGACTATCTTACTGCGTTTCCCTTATCGCAATTAGGAATAAAGGATCTATGTGGGTTGGCTGATTATAGCCAATCCTTTTTTAATTTTAAAAAGCGTATAGCGCGAGAGTTGGTGGTAAATGAAATGAACGAAAAACAAAAGAGATTCGCAGATGAATATATAATGAATGGATGTAATGGTAAAAAAGCAGCAATTTCAGCAGGTTATAGTAAGAAAACAGCAGAGTCTTTAGCAAGTCGATTGTTAAGAAATGTTAATGTTTCGGAATATATTAAAGAACGATTAGAACAGATACAAGAAGAGCGTTTAATGAGTATTACAGAAGCTTTAGCGTTATCTGCTTCTATTGCTAGAGGAGAACCTCAAGAGGCTTACAGTAAGAAATATGACCATTTAAACGATGAAGTGGAAAAAGAGGTTACTTACACAATCACACCAACTTTTGAAGAGCGTCAGAGATCTATTGACCACATACTAAAAGTACATGGTGCGTATATCGATAAAAAAGAAATTACTCAGAAGAATATTGAGATTAATATTGGTGAGTACGATGACGAAAGTTAAATTAAACTTTAACAAACCGTCTAATGTTTTCAATAGAAACATATTCGAAATACTAACCAATTACGATAACTTCACTGAAGTACATTACGGTGGAGGTTCGAGCGGTAAGTCTCACGGCGTTATACAAAAAGTTGTACTTAAAGCATTGCAAGACTGGAAATATCCTAGGCGTATACTATGGCTTAGAAAAGTCCAATCAACAATTAAAGATAGTTTATTCGAAGATGTCAAAGATTGTTTGATAAACTTTGGTATTTGGGACATGTGCCTTTGGAATAAGACTGATAACAAAGTTGAATTGCCAAACGGCGCAGTTTTTTTGTTTAAAGGATTAGATAACCCAGAGAAAATAAAGTCGATAAAAGGCATATCAGACATAGTCATGGAAGAAGCGTCTGAATTCACACTAAATGATTACACGCAATTAACGTTGCGTTTGAGGGAGCGTAAACACGTGAATAAGCAAATATTTTTGATGTTTAACCCAGTATCTAAACTGAATTGGGTTTATAAGTATTTCTTTGAACATGGTGAACCAATGGAAAATGTCATGATTAGACAATCTAGTTATCGAGATAATAAGTTTCTTGATGAAATGACACGACAAAACTTAGAGTTGTTAGCAAATCGTAATCCAGCATATTACAAAATTTATGCGTTAGGTGAATTTGCTACACTAGACAAATTGGTTTTCCCTAAGTATGAAAAACGTTTAATAAATAAAGATGAGTTAAGACATTTACCTTCTTATTTTGGATTGGACTTTGGCTACGTTAATGATCCTAGTGCTTTTATACATTCTAAAATAGATGTAAAGAAAAAGAAGTTATACATCATTGAAGAGTATGTTAAACAAGGTATGCTGAATGATGAAATAGCTAATGTCATAAAGCAACTTGGTTATGCTAAAGAAGAAATTACAGCAGATAGTGCAGAACAAAAAAGTATAGCTGAATTAAGGAATCTAGGGCTTAAAAGGATTTTACCAACCAAAAAAGGGAAGGGCTCGGTTGTACAAGGGTTACAATTCTTAATGCAATTTGAAATCATTGTTGATGAACGTTGTTTCAAGACTATTGAAGAGTTTGACAACTACACATGGCAAAAGGACAAAGATACAGGTGAATATACCAATGAACCAGTAGATACATACAATCATTGTATCGATTCGTTGCGTTATTCAGTGGAACGATTCTACAGACCGGTTAGAAAACGCACAAATGTCAGTTCGAAAGTTGACACAATAAAATCTCTAGGATTATAGGAGGGAACAAATGTTAAAAGTAAACGAATTTGAAACAGATACAGATCTACGGGGAAACATAAATTACTTATTTAATGATGAAGCCAATGTTGTTTACACATATGACGGGACGGAATCCGATTTATTACAAAACGTTAATGAAGTAAGTAAATACATTGAACATCACATGGATTACCAACAACCTAGATTAAAAGTGTTGAGTGATTACTACGAAGGTAAAACTAAGAATCTGGTTGAGTTAACACGACGCAAAGAAGAGTACATGGCAGATAACCGTGTAGCGCATGATTACGCATCTTATATTAGTGATTTTATTAACGGTTATTTCTTAGGTAATCCAATTCAATATCAAGATGATGACAAAGATGTATTAGAAGCTATTGAGGCGTTCAATGATTTGAATGATGTTGAGTCGCACAATAGATCTTTAGGATTAGATTTGTCAATTTATGGTAAAGCTTATGAATTAATGATTAGAAACCAAGATGATGAAACGCGTTTATACAAGAGTGATGCAATGAGTACTTTTGTCATATACGACAATACAATTGAACGTAATAGTATCGTAGGCGTTAGATATTTAAGAACTAAACCAATAGACAAGACTGACGAAGATGAAGTGTTTACAGTTGATTTATTTACTTCTCACGGTGTTTATAGATATCTTACCAGTAGAACAAATGGATTGAAGCTCACACCACGTGAAAACGTTTTTGAATCACACTCTTTCGAACGTATGCCTATTACAGAATTTAGCAATAACGAAAGAAGAAAAGGGGATTACGAGAAAGTAATCACTTTAATTGATTTGTATGATAATGCTGAATCAGATACTGCTAACTATATGAGTGATTTAAATGACGCTATGTTACTTATTAAAGGTAATTTAAATTTAGATCCTGTAGAAGTTAGAAAACAAAAGGAAGCTAACGTGTTGTTTTTAGAACCGACTGTTTATGCTGATAGCGAAGGTAGAGAAACAGAAGGTTCAGTTGACGGTGGTTATATTTATAAGCAATACGATGTACAAGGTACCGAAGCTTATAAAGACCGTTTGAACAGTGATATACACATGTTTACCAACACGCCTAACATGAAAGATGATAACTTTAGTGGCACTCAATCGGGCGAGGCAATGAAATACAAATTATTTGGATTGGAACAACGTACTAAAACTAAAGAAGGGTTGTTCACTAAAGGACTAAGACGTCGTGCTAAGTTATTAGAGACGATACTTAAAAACACACGGTCAATTGACGCTAATAAAGATTTCAATACAGTTAGGTACGTATACAACAGAAACTTACCTAAATCATTGATTGAAGAATTAAAAGCTTATATTGATTCTGGCGGGAAGATTAGTCAAACAACTTTGATGTCTCTATTCTCGTTCTTCCAAGACCCTGAATTGGAAGTCAAGAAAATAGAAGAAGATGAGAAAGAATCTATTAAAAAAGCTCAAAAAGGTATTTATAAAGACCCTAGAGACATCAATGATGACGAACAAGATGATGATACAAAAGATACTGTTGATAAAAAGGAATGATTGTAATTGCCTAACAAAAACACTCAAGAATATTGGGAAGAACGCGGACGCAAAGCAATCGAGAATGAGTTGAAGCGTGATAAAACTAAAGCTGAAGAAATAGAACGTATATTGAATATGATGATTAAGCGCATTGAAAAAGAGATCAATGCGTTTATTGTCAAGTACGGAGATTTTGCAGGCGTTACATTACAAGAAGCACAAAAGATTATTGATGAGTTCGATGTAAAAGCGTTTCAAGAAGAAGCAAAAAGATTGGTCGAAAACAAGGAGTTTAGCGATAGAGCAAATGAAGAATTAAAGAAGTATAACACGAAAATGTATGTATCTAGAGAACAGATGTTAAAGATTCAAATAGAATTCTTAATTGCTTATGCAACAGCTCAAACAGAATTATCGATGAGGGGATATTTCGAATCAACAGCTTATCGTGTGTTCAGTGATCAAGCGGGTATTTTAGGTGAAGGTGTACAAGTAGCTAAAGAAGTTATAGATACAATCGTTGATACACAATTTCATGGTGTCGTTTGGTCAGAGCGATTATGGACTAATACCGAAGCAATGAAACAAGAAGTAGAAGAAATAATTGCTAATGTAGTTATTAGAGGTCGACATCCTAATGAATATGTTAAAGATATGCGCAAGCACTTAAATAAATTCGAAGGCACAGCACGACAAAAGACCGCAGCAATTAAATCATTGCTTTATACGGAATCGGCACGTGTTCACGCACAATCAAGCATTGACAGCATGAAAGAAATTTCACCGGAAGGATATTATATGTATATTGCAAAAATCGATAATAGAACAACTAAAGTATGCAAAGGGCTTAATGGAGAAATATTCAAAGTTAAAGACGCTAAAATTGGTGTTAATTTCTATCCTATGCATATCAATTGTCGTTCAGATTGCGCTTTACTACCTAAATCTATGTGGCCGAAAAAACCAAGCAAGAAACGAAAAACAAAATACTTCGGAGGGAAAGTGAAAAGCGGTGATTGATTTAAAAGTGAAGTTTTTTAAAGGCAAGTTAGTTTTGTATGACAGTAAATTAAATGTTTGGAGGATACTAATATGAGTAATACTGACAAATACCTTAGAGACATAGCAAGAGAATTAAAAGGTATACGTAAAGAGTTACAAAAGCGAAACGAAACAGTTATTATTGATGCAAACTTAGACAGTTTAAGGTCGGCAGTATTAGCCGATAAAGAAAAATCGAAATATAATGAACCTCTCTTTTAATAGCTAGCACTTAATTGTGTTGGCTATTTTTTATGTCCAAAACGTGCTGATGACATAAAAAGCACGCATGGAAAAACAGTCGACAGACTATAAATGGAGGTATATCTCATGGAAGAAAATAAACTTAAGTTTAATTTGCAATTTTTTGCAGACCAATCAGATGATCCGGACGAACCAGGCGGAGATGGTAAAAAAGGAAATCCTGATAAGAAAGAAAATGACGAAGGTACTGAAATAACTTTCACGCCAGAGCAACAAAAGAAAGTTGATGAAATACTTGAACGTCGTGTAGCCCACGAAAAGAAAAAAGCTGATGAGTATGCAAAAGAAAAAGCAGCAGAAGCTGCTAAAGAAGCTGCTAAATTAGCGAAAATGAACAAGGATCAAAAAGATGAATATGAACGCGAACAAATGGAAAAAGAACTGGAACAATTACGTTCAGAAAAACAATTAAACGAAATGCGTTCAGAAGCACGAAAAATGTTGAGTGAAGCGGAAGTTGATTCATCAGATGAGGTTGTCAATTTAGTTGTAACAGATACTGCTGAACAAACTAAATTGAATGTTGAAGCTTTTTCTAATGCAGTAAAAAAAGCGGTTAATGAAGCGGTTAAGGTTAACGCTAGACAATCGCCATTGACTGGTGGAGATTCATTTAATCACTCGACTAAAAATAAACCGCAAAACTTAGCTGAAATAGCTAGACAAAAAAGAATTATTAAAAATTAACGGAGGCATTTAAATGGAACAAACACAAAAATTAAAATTAAATTTGCAACATTTTGCAAGTAACAATGTTAAACCACAAGTATTTAACCCTGACAATGTAATGATGCATGAAAAGAAAGATGGCACGTTGTTAAACGACTTTACAACACCTATCTTACAAGAGGTTATGGAAAACTCTAAAATCATGCAATTAGGTAAGTACGAACCAATGGAAGGTACTGAGAAGAAGTTTACTTTTTGGGCTGATAAACCAGGTGCTTACTGGGTAGGTGAAGGTCAAAAAATCGAAACGTCTAAGGCTACTTGGGTTAATGCTACAATGAGAGCGTTTAAATTAGGGGTTATCTTACCAGTAACAAAAGAATTCTTGAATTACACTTATTCACAATTCTTTGAAGAAATGAAACCTATGATTGCTGAAGCTTTCTATAAAAAGTTTGACGAGGCAGGTATTTTGAATCAAGGTAACAATCCGTTCGGTAAATCAATTGCACAATCAATTGAAAAAACTAATAAGGTTATTAAAGGTGACTTCACACAAGATAACATTATTGATTTAGAGGCATTGCTTGAAGATGACGAATTAGAAGCAAATGCATTTATCTCAAAAACACAAAACAGAAGCTTGTTACGTAAAATTGTAGATCCTGAAACGAAAGAACGTATTTATGACCGTAACAGTGATTCGTTAGACGGTCTACCTGTGGTTAACCTTAAATCAAGCAACTTAAAACGTGGTGAATTAATCACTGGTGACTTCGACAAATTGATTTATGGTATCCCTCAATTAATCGAATACAAAATCGATGAAACTGCACAATTATCTACAGTTAAAAACGAAGATGGCACACCTGTAAACTTGTTTGAACAAGACATGGTGGCATTACGTGCAACTATGCATGTAGCATTGCATATTGCTGATGATAAAGCGTTTGCTAAGTTAGTTCCTGCTGACAAAAGAACAGATTCAGTTCCAGGAGAAGTTTAATAAATAATTAGGAGTGGTAACATGCCCGAAATCATTGGAATTGTTAAAGTAGATTTTACAGATTTAGAAGATAACAGACATGTCTATATGAAAGGGCATGTCTACCCTCGTAAAGGTTATAATCCTACAGATGAACGTATCAAAGCTTTAGCTAGTGTTGAAAATAAACGCAACAAACAAATGATTTACATTGTAAATGACAAATTAACCAAAAAAGAACTTGTCGAAATAGCAAGTGTTGCTGGCTTACAAGTTGATGAAAAACAAACAAAAGCTGAAATTATCAATGCTTTTGAGTCACTAGAGTAGGTGGTTATATGACTACGCTAGCTGATGTAAAAAAACGTATTGGTCTTAAAGATGAAAAGCAAGATGAACAATTAGAAGAAATCATAAAAAGTTGTGAAAGCCAGTTGTTATCAATGTTACCTATTGAAGTTGAACAAATACCGGAAAGGTTTAGTTACATGATTAAAGAAGTTGCAGTTAAACGCTACAACAGGATTGGTGCTGAAGGTATGACATCAGAAGCGGTTGACGGACGTAGCAATGCGTATGAATTGAACGATTTCAAGGAGTATGAAGCTATTATTGATAATTACTTTAATGCTAGAACGAGAACTAAAAAAGGAAGGGCTGTGTTCTTTTGAGATATGAAGATAGAGTTATTTTTCAATTAGAACAAGTAGCAACTTACAATCCTAAAACTAGCAAAAAAGAAAACACACTAATCACTTATGATGCGATACCATGCAATATTAACCCCATTTCTAGAGCAAGAAAGCAACTTGAATTTGGTGATGTAAAAAACGATGTAAGTGTTCTGAGGATAAAAGAATCAATATCTTACCCTGTTAGCCACGTGTTGGTTAATGGCATTCGCTACAAGATAGTTGATACAAGGATATACAGACACGAAACGTCATATTATATCGAAGAGGTCAATTGATGAATATAGATGGATTAGACGCACTGTTAAACCAATTTCACGATATGAAAACCAACATTGATGATGATGTAGATGATATTTTACAGGAAAACGCCAAAGAATATGTAGTACGAGCTAAATTGAAAGCTAGAGAAGTAATGAATAAGGGTTATTGGACTGGTAATTTATCACGCAATATCAGATATAAAAAAACTGGCGATTTGCAATACACTATCACATCGCATGCAGCTTATAGTGGTTTCTTAGAATTTGGTACTCGATACATGGAGGCTGAACCTTTTATGTGGCCGGTATACGAAGTGATTAGGAAATCAACTGTAGAAGAATTGAAAGCGTTGTTTGAATAGGAGATAAAAGCATGACACCGAACTTACAACTTTATAATAAAGCGTATGAAACGCTACAAGGATATGGATTCCCTGTTATTTCTCGTAAAGAGATGCAACAAGAGATTCCGTATCCTTTTTTTGTAATAAAAATGCCGGAGTCAAATAGAAGTAAGTACACGTTTGATAGTTATTCTGGCGATACGAATTTAGTTATTGATATTTGGAGTGTAAGCGATGATTTAGGACATCATGACGGACTTGTTAAAAGGTGTATCGATGATTTAACACCTAGCGTTAAAACAAACGATTATGACTTTGAAGAAGATGATACTAACATCGCACAGTTAGTCGATGATACTACTAATCAAGAATTGCTACACACATCAATAACGATATCTTACAAAACATTTTAAAAAACGGAGGAATATTGAATGGCGAATATGAAAAATAGTAATGACCGTATTATTTTGTTTAGAAAAGCTGGCGAAAAAGTAGATGCTACTAAAATGCTTTTTTTAACTGAATACGGCTTATCACATGAAGCTGATACAGATACAGAGGATACGATGGATGGGTCTTATAACACTGGTGGTTCAGTTGAATCAACAATGTCTGGTACTGCTAAAATGTTTTATGGTGACGATTTTGCAGATGAAATTGAAGATGCAGTTGTAGATCGCGTATTGTATGAGGCTTGGGAAGTTGAAAGTAGAATACCAGGCAAAAATGGAGATGCTACTAAATTTAAAGCGAAATATTTCCAAGGTTTCCACAATAAATTTGAATTAAAAGCAGAAGCTAACGGTATTGATGAATATGAATATGAATATGGAGTGAATGGTCGTTTCCAACGTGGATTTGCAACACTACCTGAGGCTGTAACAAAGAAACTTAAGGCGACTGGATACAGATTCCATGACACTACAAAAGCAGATGCGTTAACTGACGAAGATTTAACAGCAATTCCACAACCTAAGGTAGATTCATCAACGGTTACACCAGGAGAGGTATAAAAATAGGGCGTTAAGCCCTATTTATTTTGTTTAAATTAATCATGAATGGAGATTTTAAGTTATGAATGTAGAAATTAACGGAAAGTCATTAGAATTAAGTTTTGGTTTTAAATTTTTAAGAGAAATCGATAACCGATTAGGTTTAAAAGTTGAGCAAGCTTCTATCGGTCAAGGTGTATCAATGTTGCCTGTAGGTTTAGAGAGTGGAAATCCTGTTGTGATTGGCGAAGTTTTAATTGCAGCTACATCTCACTTAAAAAAACAAGCAATTACTATTAATAACATTGATGAAGCACTAGATGAAATCGCAGAAAATATTGGACTAGAAGAATTTGGTTCGGATATTTTAACGGAGTTGGGAAAGCGACCTATGACCCGAAACCTAGTCGAAGTAGTGGAAGCGGAAGAGAAACCAGCGGAAGCGTAATAACTTACGACAGAATCGTTATCACTTGTATGTCAACACTTGGTATTACAGATTTAAATGTTATTGAGCAAATGACATTAACAGAATATAACTATCGAATGTATGCGAAAGAGTATGAAATGCTAACCCAAGAATTCGAACGTTACAAACTTGCGTTTGCTATTCGTGATGCTGCAGCTACTAAAAATGTTGGGACAGAAAATAAACCTAAAGAAGAATATGTTTTTAACAACGCAAACGACGTATTGCCTTATGAAGAAAATATCCAACGGCTTAACGAAGGTAAAGATATAAGATTTAGTAGCGAACGTGATGAATACGAACCACAAAATAATGAATTCTTTAAAGTTATAGCAGAATTTAATAAGCAGTAGAAAGAGAGGTGTTAATGTGACGGAATATAAAATTAAAGCGACTATTGAAGCTAGTGTAGCCAAATTCAAAAGGCAAATTGATAGTGCGGTTAAGTCTGTGCAAAGATTTAAACGAGTAGCAGATCAAACTAAAGATGTCGAATTAAATGCTGATGATAAAAAATTACAAAAAACTATCAAAGTTGCTAAAAAGTCTTTAGATGCCTTTAGTAACAAAAAAGTAAAAGCTAAATTAGATGCTAGTATACAAGACTTGCAACAAAAGGTACTAGAATCGAATTTTGAACTAGACAAACTAAACTCTAAAGAAGTTACTCCAGAGATTAAATTACAAAAACAAAAATTGACTAAAGATATCGCTGAAGCAGAAGCTAAGTTATCCGAACTAGAAAAGAAGCGTGTCAATATTGACATCAATGCAGATAACAGTAAATTCAATCGAGTGTTAAAAGTATCTAAAGCTAGTCTTGAAGCATTAAATAGGTCTAAAGCCAAAGCTATTATAGACGTGGACAATGGTGTTGCTAACTCTAAAATAAAACGCACTAAAGAAGAACTTAAAAGTATTCCAAACAAAACTAGATCTCGACTACATGTAGATACAGGACTTTCTATACCAACTATTTATGCGTTTAAAAAATCATTAGACGCATTGCCAAACAAAAAAACAACGAAGGTAGATGTCGATACTAATGGTTTAAAGAAAGCTTATGCCTACATAATAAAAGCAAACGACAATTTCCAAAGACAAATGAGGAATTTAGCTAATATGTTTCGTGTGTTCGGCACTGTAGGTTCTAATATGGTTGGTGGATTACTTACATCATCTTTTAGTATCTTAATACCTGTAATAGCGAGCGTAGTACCTGTAGTATTTGCGCTATTAAACGCTATCAAAGTGTTAACTGGCGGTGTACTTGCTTTAGGTGGTGCTGTAGCAATAGCTGGTGCTGGCTTTGTAGCATTTGGCGCAATGGCTATCAGCGCTATAAAGATGCTTAGTGACGGCACTTTACAAGCTAGCTCAGCAACAAACGAATACAAAAAAGCTTTAGATGGCGTAAAGTCAGCATGGACTGATATTATAAAGCAAAATCAATCCGCTATCTTCACAACTCTTGCAAATGGTTTAAATACTGTTAAAACAGCAATGCAGAGCTTGCAACCGTTTTTTAGTGGTATTTCAAGAGGAATGGAAGAGGCGTCTCAAAGTGTACTTAAATGGGCTCAAAATAGCGGTGTAGCATCAAGGTTCTTCAACATGATGAATACAACTGGTGTTTCGGTATTTAACAAGCTATTAAGTGCTGCAGGCGGTTTCGGTGACGGATTAGTCAATGTATTCACACAATTAGCGCCACTGTTTCAATGGTCGGCTGATTGGTTGGATAGATTAGGTCAATCTTTCTCTAACTGGGCTAATAGTGCAGCTGGAGAAAATTCGATAACTCGTTTTATTGAATACACAAAAACAAACTTACCTATCATTGGTAATATTTTCAAAAATGTTTTCGTTGGAATTAACAATTTGATGAATGCATTCAGTGGATCATCAACTGGAATCTTCCAATCTCTTGAACAAATGACGGTTAAGTTTAGAGAATGGTCTGAACAAGTCGGTCAATCTCAAGGTTTTAAAGACTTTGTCAGTTATATACAAACAAATGGACCACTAATAATGCAATTGATTGGAAACATCGCAAGAGGATTAGTTGCATTCGCAACAGCGATGGCTCCTATAGCTAGTGCAGTATTACGCGTTGCAGTAGCAATAACTGGTTGGATAGCTAACTTGTTTGAGGCGCATCCGGCTACAGCACAATTAGTTGGTGTCATTATAACTTTAGTTGGTGCATTTAGATTTTTAATTGCTCCAATATTAGCGGTAATGGATTTTCTGGGGCCATTAGCAGCAAGATTAGTCGCATTAGTAACTAAGTTTGGTTGGGCTAAAACAGGAACTTTAGTATTAAGTAAGGCAATGACATCATTAAAAGGTCCAATAAAATTAGTTACAGCTATATTCCAATTGTTATTCGGTAAGATTGGATTAATTAGAAATGCTATCACAGGACTAGTAACTGTGTTTGGTATTTTAGGTGGTCCAATAACAATAGTTATTGGTGTAATCGCTGCATTAATAGCTATATTCGTTTTATTGTGGAATAAAAATGAAGGATTCAGAAACTTTATTATAAATGCTTGGAATGCGATAAAAACGTTTATGGTTACAGTTTGGAATGTGTTGAAAACTGTAGCTTCGGTTGTATGGAATGCTATTTTAAAAGCTATCACTACAGCAGTAACTAATGTATACAATTTTATAATGATTATTTGGAATCAAATAGTCGCTTATTTACAAGGGTTATGGAATGGAATTATCGCTATTGCAACAACAGTATGGAACCTTTTAGTTACAATCATCACAACTGTTTTCACGACGATAATGACAATAGTTATGACGATATGGACAGCTATTTGGACATTCTTAAGTACAATCTGGAACACGATAATTACAATCGCTACTACGATTTGGAATTTGTTAGTCACTGTAATAACTACTGTGTTTACAACAATCATGACTATCGCAATGACAATTTGGAATGCTATTTGGACGTTCTTACAAACGTTGTGGAACACTATAGTTACTGTGGCAACTAAGGTTTGGAACGCTATCACTACAGCTATATCTACTGCGTTACAAGCGGCATGGAGTTTTATTTCTAATATATGGAATACGATTTGGAGTTTCTTATCTGGTATATTAACGACGATTTGGAATAAAGTTGTAAGTATATTCACACAAGTTGTATCAACTATATCGGACAAAATGTCTCAAGCTTGGAACTTCATCGTGACTAAAGGTATGCAATGGGTATCTACTATAACAAGTACGCTAATTAACTTTGTTAATAGAGTTATTCAAGGATTCGTTAATGTTGTAAACAAAGTTAGTCAAGGTATGACAAATGCAGTAAATAAAATAAAAAGCTTTATAGGAGATTTTGTGTCTGCAGGTGCTGATATGATCCGTGGTTTAATTAGAGGTATTGGACAAATGGCTGGTCAATTAGTAGATGCAGCTAAAAATGTTGCTAAGAAAGCTTTAGATGCAGCTAAAAGTGCTTTGGGTATTCACTCACCTTCACGTGAATTCATGGATGTTGGTATGTATTCAATGCTAGGTTTCGTTAAAGGTATAGATAATCATTCAAGTAAAGTTATCCGTAATGTTTCTAATGTTGCAGATAAAGTAGTTGATGCATTTCAACCTACATTAAACGCACCTGACATTTCTAGTATTACAGGAAACTTAAGTAATTTAGGTGGAAATATAAATGCGCAAGTACAACACACACATTCTATTGAAACATCACCGAACATGAAAACTGTTAAAGTTGAATTCGATGTCAATAACGATGCGCTTACTAGTATTGTTAACGGCAGAAATGCTAAACGCAATTCTGAGTATTACTTATAAAGGAGGTTACAAATGGACATAGAATTAACTAAAAAAGATGGCACTGTAATCAGGTTAAGTGAATACGGGTTTATCGTTAACGATATAGTAATTGATAGTATGCAAATCAACACAAAGTATCAAGATAAAGAAAATATGAACGGTCGTATATTAATGGGGAGCAATTATATCAGTAGAGATATAGTTGTTCCTTGTTTTTGTGTGGTAAAAAATCGTTCAGACATTGCTTATATGCGAGATATGTTGTATTCGTTAACGACAGACATAGAACCTATGTATTTGCGAGAAATAAGAAGAAAAGAAGAGTTGAATTACAGGTTTACTCAACCAATTTCTGATGATTACGTGAAATTAGATAAAAACAACTTCCCGGATTATGAATATTCAAGACACGATCAACAAATTTATGTAAATGGTAAGCAGTATAAAGTTATTTTTAACGGAGTTATAAACCCTAAACAAAAAGGTAATAAAGTTTCTTTTGAACTAAAATTCGAAACTACAGAATTACCCTACGGTGAAAGTATTGGAACGAGCCTAGAGCTAGAAGAAAATAAAAAAGTCGGTTTATGGTCATTCGATTTTAATATTGATTGGCATGCAGGCGGAGACAAAAGAAAGTATACATTCGAAAATTTGAGCAAAGGTACAGTTTACTATCACGGTAGTGCTCCTAACGACCAATTCAACATGTATAAAAAGATAACAATTATTTTAGGCGAAGATACAGAATCGTTTGTATGGAACTTAACGCATGCTGAAATAATGAAAATCGAAGGGATCAAACTAAAAGCTGGAGACAGAATTGTTTATGATAACTTCCGAGTTTATAAAAACGGTGTTGAAATAAGTACCGAAACGAATATAGCCCAACCAAAATTTAAATACGGAGCTAATAAATTTGAGTTTAATCAAACGGTACAAAAAGTTCAGTTTGATTTGAAATTTTATTATAAGTAGGTGTCAGAATGACAATAACTATTAAACCACCTAAAGGTAATGGCGCACCTGTACCAGTAGAAACAACTTTAGTAAAAAAAGTTAATGCTGACGGTGTATTAACTTTTGATATTCTAGAAAACAAATATACTTATGAAGTTATTAACGCTATAGGGAAAAGATGGATTGTTAGTCATGTCGAAGGTGAAAATGACAAGAAAGAATATGTAATAACTGTCATTGATAGGAAATCAGAAGGCGACAGACAACTGGTTGAATGTACTGCTAGAGAGATTCCTATAGACAAGTTAATGATTGATAGGATTTATGTTAATGTAACAGGATCTTTTACAGTAGAAAGATATTTTAACATTGTGTTTCAAGGTACTGGAATGCTTTTTGAAGTCGAAGGTAAGGTTAAGTCTTCGAAGTTTGAAAATGGTGGTGAAGGCGATACAAGGTTAGAAATGTTTAAAAAGGGATTAGAACATTTCGGTTTAGAATATAAAATAACGTATGACAAAAAGAAAGACAGATATAAGTTTGTATTGACGCCTTTTGCAAATCAAAAAGCGTCTTATTTTATTTCTGACGAAGTCAACGCCAACGCTATAAAACTCGAGGAAGATGCAAGTGATTTCGCCACCTTCATTAGAGGATATGGTAATTATTCAGGAGAAGAAACATTCGAACACGCTGGGCTCGTAATGGAAGCTAGAAGCGCATTAGCTGAGATATATGGCGATATCCACGCAGAACCATTTAAAGATGGTAAAGTGACTGACCAAGAAACTATGGATAAAGAATTGCAATCGAGATTGAAAAAGTCGTTAAAACAATCTTTGTCTTTAGATTTTTTGGTCTTAAGAGAATCATATCCAGAAGCAGACCCACAACCCGGAGACATAGTACAAATAAAATCTACCAAACTAGGTTTGAATGATTTAGTCCGTATAGTACAAGTTAAAACGATTAGGGGTATAAACAATGTAATTGTTAAGCAAGATGTAACGCTTGGTGAGTTTAATCGAGAACAACGATATATGAAGAAAGTAAATACTGCTGCTAATTATGTTTCTGGATTAAACGATGTTAACCTTTCTAATCCTAGTAAAGCGGCAGAAAACTTAAAATCTAAAGTTGCATCGATAGCTAAATCCACACTTGATTTAATGAGTAGAACTGATCTAATTGAAGACAAACAACAGAAAGTAAGCTCTAAAACTGTGACTACATCTGACGGCACTATCGTTCACGATTTTATAGATAAATCAAACATTAAAGATGTAAAAACAATTGGAACGATTGGTGATTCTGTAGCTAGAGGGTCGCACGCAAAAACTAATTTCACAGAAATGTTAGGCAAGAAATTGAAAGCCAAAACGACCAACCTTGCAAGAGGTGGCGCTACAATGGCAACAGTTCCAATAGGTAAAGAAGCGGTAGAAAACAGCATTTATAGACAAGCAGAGCAAATAAGAGGAGACCTAATCATATTACAAGGTACAGATGATGACTGGTTACATGGTTATTGGGCAGGTGTACCGATAGGCACTGATAAAACGGATACAAAAACGTTTTACGGTGCCTTTTGTTCTGCAATTGAAGTTATCCGGAAAAATAATCCGGCTTCAAAAATACTTGTTATGACAGCTACAAGACAATGTCCTATGAGTGGCACAACGATACGTCGTAAAGATACGGATAAAAACAAACTAGGGTTAACGTTAGAGGATTATGTCAATGCTCAGATATTGGCTTGTAGTGAATTAGATGTGCCAGTATATGACGCTTATCACACAGATTATTTTAAGCCATATAATCCAGCGTTCAGAAAATCAAGTATGCCAGACGGATTGCATCCGAACGAGAGGGGTCATGAAGTTATTATGTACGAACTTATTAAAAATTATTACCAGTTTTACGGATAGAAAAGGAGGAAGACATGGATAACAAATTAATTACAGACTTAAGTAGAGTTTTCGATTACAGATATGTAGATGAAAATGAGTATAATTTCAAGCTTATTTCAGACATGCTGACTGATTTTAATTTCTCTCTTGAATACCATAGAAATAAAGAGGTATTTGCACATAATGGAGAGCAAATAAAGTATGAGCATTTAAATGTCACAAGTAGCGTCTCTGATTTTTTAACGTATCTAAACGGCCGTTTCAGCAATATGGTACTAGGTCATAACGGCGACGGTATCAACGAAGTAAAAGACGCGCGTGTTGATAATACTGGTTATGATCATAAGACATTGCAAGATCGTTTGTATCATGATTATTCAACACTAGATGCTTTCACTAAAAAGGTTGAGAAAGCTGTAGATGAAAACTATAAAGAATATCGAGCTACAGAATACCGATTCGAACCAAAAGAGCAAGAACCGGAATTCATCACAGATTTATCGCCATATACTAACGCAGTAATGCAATCATTTTGGGTAGACCCTAGAACGAAAATTATTTATATGACGCAAGCTCGTCCAGGTAATCATTACATGTTATCTAGATTGAAGCCCAACGGACAATTTATTGATAGATTGCTTGTTAAAAACGGCGGTCACGGTACACACAATGCGTATAGATACATTGATGGAGAATTATGGATTTATTCAGCTGTATTGGACAGTAACAAAAACAACAAGTTTGTACGTTTCCAATATAGAACTGGAGAAATAACTTATGGTAATGAAATGCAAGATGTCATGCCGAATATATTTAACGACAGATATACGTCAGCGATTTATAATCCTATAGAAAATTTAATGATTTTCAGACGTGAATATAAAGCTTCTGAAAGACAAGCTAAGAATTCATTGAATTTCATTGAAGTAAGAAGTGCTGACGATATTGATAAAGGTATAGACAAAGTCTTGTATCAAATGGATATACCGATGGAATATTCTTCGTTAACGCAACCTATGCAAGGTATCACTTATGATGCAGGTATCTTATATTGGTATACAGGTGATTCGAATACAGCCAACCCTAACTACTTACAAGGTTTCGATATAAAAACAAAAGAATTGTTATTTAAACGACGTATCGATATTGGCGGTGTGAATAATAACTTTAAAGGAGACTTCCAAGAAGCTGAGGGTCTAGATATGTATTACGATCTAGAAACAGGACGTAAAGCACTTTTAATAGGGGTAACTATTGGACCTGGTAATAACAGACATCACTCAATTTATTCTATCGGCCAAAGAGGTGTTAACCAATTCTTAAAAAACATTGCACCTCAAGTATCGATGACTGATTCAGGTGGACGTGTTAAACCGTTACCAATACAGAACCCAGCATATCTAAGTGATATTACGGAAGTTGGTCATTACTATATCTATACGCAAGACACACAAAATGCATTAGATTTCCCGTTACCGAAAGCGTTTAGAGATGCAGGGTGGTTCTTGGATGTACTGCCTGGACACTATAATGGTGCTCTAAGACAAGTACTTACCAGAAACAGCACAGGTAGAAATATGCTTAAATTCGAACGTGTCATTGACATTTTCAATAAGAAAAACAACGGAGCATGGAATTTCTGCCCGCAAAACGCCGGTTATTGGGAACATATCCCTAAGAGTATTACAAAATTATCAGATTTAAAAATCGTTGGTTTAGATTTCTATATCACTACTGAAGAATCAAACCGATTTACTGATTTTCCTAAAGACTTTAAAGGTATTGCAGGTTGGATATTAGAAGTAAAATCGAATACACCAGGTAATACAACACAAGTATTAAGACGTAATAACTTCCCGTCTGCACATCAATTTTTAGTTAGAAACTTTGGTACTGGTGGCGTTGGTAAATGGAGTTTATTCGAAGGAAAGGTGGTTGAATAATGGTAGTAGATAATTTTTCGAAAGATGATAACTTAATCGAGTTACAAACAACATCACAATATAATCCGGTTATTGACACAAACATCAGTTTCTATGAATCAGATAGAGGAACTGGTGTTTTAAATTTTGCAGTAACTAAGAATAATAAGCCGTTATCAATCAGCAAACATAATGCGATGACTAGTATTGTGCTTAAGACGGATAACTTCGACGATGAACACGGCGCTTATATTAGTGATGAACTTACAATTGTTGATGCAATTAATGGACGAATGCAATACGTTATCCCAAACGAGTTCTTAAAATACACTGGTCGAGTACATGCGCAAGCATATTTTACTCAAAACGGTAGCAATAACGTAATTGTAGAGCGTCAATTTAGCTTCAATATCGAAAATGATTTAATTAGTAACTTCGACGGCAAAACAAAGTTGGTTTATATCAAATCAATTCAGGACTTAACAGAAAGTGTTAAAGAAGAAGTTGAGGACTTAAAGAAAAGTTTAAGTGATACAAAATCGTTGGTTACTGAAATTGATAGTCGTATTAATCAAGGTATTCAAAGATTAGAAATTAAACAAAATGAAGCGGTACAGATGATTACAACAACACAAGACAAAGCCGTTCAATATATAAATAGCGAGTTCCAGAAAATTGTTGATAAAGAGCAAGCGATTTTTGAACGTGTTAACGAAGTTGAACAACAAATCAATGGCGCTGACCTTGTTAAAGGTAATTCAACAACAAATTGGCAAAAGTCTAAACTTACTGATGATTACGGTAAAGCGATCGAATCATCTGAACAGTCAATAGAAGCTGTTTTAAGACACGCTAACTCATCTATGATTATTCATATTACTAATGCAAAAGATGCGCCAGAAAAGGCGGATATAGGCACGTTAGAGAAGCCCGGACAAGATGGTGTTGATGACGGTTCTTCGTTCGATGAATCAACTTATACATCAAGCAAATCTGGTGTGTTAGTTGTTTATGTTGTTGATAATAATACTGCTCGTGCAACATGGTACCCAGATGATTCAAACGATGAGTACACAAAATACAAAATCTACGGCACGTGGTACCCGTTTTATAAAAAGAATGATGGAAACTTAACTAAGCAATTTGTTGAAGAAATATCTAACAACACACTGAATCAAGCTAAACAGTATGTAGATGGTAAGTTACAAAGTATAAGTTGGCAACAACATAAGTTAACAGAACATAACGGTCAATCAATCCAAAAGAACTTATATAACGCCAAAGGTAATTTAGAAGCATTGGGCGCTGGGAATTATTACGTAACAAGTGTGCCTGATTTACCAGGTATTGTTGAAAGTTACGAAGGCTACTTATCAGTATTTGTTAAAGATGATGCAAATAAGTTATTCAACTTCACACCTTCAAACTCTAAAAAAGTTTATACACGATCAATCACCAATGGTCGATTAGATTCACAATGGGCTACACCTAACGAACATAAAACAGCCGTGTTATTCGACGGTGCTGCAAACGGTGTAGGAACAAGGATTAATTTAACCGAAGCTTATACAAATTATGCAATTCTATTCATAAGCGGTACTTATCCAGGTGGTGTTATTGAAGCATTCAGTTTAACCTCTATACCAAATGCGATTCAATTAAGTAAAACAAATGTAGTTGACTCAGACGGTAACGGTGGTGGTAGTTATGAATGCTTAATAACTAAAGAAAGTGGTACGACGTTAAAAATCGATAACGATGTGTACCTTGATTTAGGCAGTAAAACAGGTTCTGGTGCTAATGCAAACAGAGTTACGATAAATAAAATTGTGGGGTGGAAATAATGAAAATCACAGTAAACGATAAAAACGAAGTTATCGGATACGTTAATACTGGCGGATTACGCAATAGTTTAGATGTAGATGATAACAATGTGCCTATTAAATTTAAAGAAGAGTTCGAACCTAGAAAGTTTGTTTTCACTAACGGCGAAATTAAATACAATAGCAATTTCGAAAAAGAAGACGTACCGAATGCATCAAACCAACAAAGTGAATCAGATTTGAGTGATGAAGAACTTCGCGGAATGGTTGCAAGTATGCAAATGCAGGTGACGCAAGTAAACATTTTGGCGATGGAATTAAAGCAACAAAACGCTATGTTAACACAACAGTTGACTGAACTAAAAGCTGGTAAAACAAATACAGAGGAGGACGTTTAAATGGAGAAAATTAAGATGATTTATCCAACTTTCAAGGACATTAAAACTTTTTATGTGTGGGGTTGCTATAAAAATGAGCAAATTAAGTGGTACGTAGACATGGGTGTAATCGACAAAGAAGAATATGCATTGATCACTGGTGAAAAATATCCAGAAACAAAAGATGAAAAGTCACAGGTGTAATGCTTGTGGCTTTTTAATTTAACAAAAAGTAGGTGGCGTAATGTTTGGTTTTACCAAACGACATGAACAAGATTGGCGTTTAACGCGATTAGAAGAAAATGATAAGACTATGTTTGAAAAATTCGACAGAATAGAAGACAGTCTGAGAACGCAAGAAAAGATTTACGACAAATTAGATAGAAATTTTGAAGAATTAAAGCGCGACAAGGTAGAAGATGAAAAGAATAAAGAAAAGAATGCCAAGAATATTAGAGACATAAAAATGTGGATTCTCGGTTTGATAGGGACTATCTTCAGTACGATTGCCATAGCTTTACTAAGAACTATTTTTGGTATTTAAAGGAGGTGATTACCATGCTTAAAGGGATTTTAGGATATAGCTTCTGGGCGTGCTTCTGGTTTGGTAAATGTAAATAACAGTTAAGAGTCAGTGCTTCGGCACTGGCTTTTTATTTTGATTGAAATGAGGTGCATACATGGGATTACCTAATCCAAAAAACAGAAAACCTACAGCTAGTGAAGTAGTAGAGTGGGCGTTGTATATCGCTAAAAATAAAATAGCTATTGATGTACCTGGTTCTGGAATGGGAGCGCAATGCTGGGATTTACCTAATTATTTACTCGATAAATATTGGGGGTTTAGAACATGGGGAAATGCTGATGCTATGGCTCAAAAATCCAATTATAGAGGTAGAGATTTCAAGATAATTAGAAATACAAAAGATTTTGTACCACAACCAGGCGACTGGGGTGTTTGGACTGGTGGTTGGGCAGGACATGTAAACATTGTAGTGGGACCATGCACAAAAGACTATTGGTATGGCGTAGATCAAAACTGGTATACAAATAACGCAACAGGAAGTCCACCTTATAAAATTAAACATTCTTATCATGATGGACCAGGTGGAGGGGTTAAATATTTTGTTAGACCACCATATCATCCAGACAAAACTACACCGGCACCTAAACCAGAAGATGATAGTGATGATAACGAAAAAAATAATAAAAAAGTTCCAATTTGGAAAGATGTAACAACTATAAAGTACACTATTTCTAGCCAAGAGGTTAATTATCCAGAATATATTTATCACTTTATAGTAGAAGGTAATCGACGACTCGAAAAACCTAAAGGAATAATGATTAGAAACGCACAAACGATGAGCTCGGTAGAAAGTTTATATAACAGTAGGAAGAAATACAAACAGGATGTAGAATATCCCCACTTTTATGTTGATAGACATAATATTTGGGCACCTAGAAGAGCTGTATTTGAAGTTCCTAATGAACCTGATTATATAGTTATAGACGTATGTGAAGATTATAGTGCGAGTAAAAATGAATTTATTTTTAATGAGATTCACGCAATGGTTGTAGCTGTAGATATGATGGCCAAATATGAGATACCTCTAAGTATTGAAAATTTAAAAGTAGACGACAGCATTTGGCGTTCAATGTTGGAACATGTTAATTGGAATATGATTGACAACGGTGTTCCTCCTAAAGATAAATACGAAGCATTAGAAAAGGCATTATTTAATATATTTAAAAACAGAGAAAAATTATTAAATTCTATAACTAAACCAACAGTAACAAAATCTAGAATAAAAGTTATGGTAGATAATAAAAACGCTGATATAGCGAATGTAAGAGACTCATCACCAACAGCTAACAATGGCTCGGCATCTAAACAACCGCAGATTATAACTGAAACGAGCCCTTATACATTCAAACAAGCACTGGATAAACAAATGGCAAGAGGTAACCCGAAAAAATCTAATGCTTGGGGCTGGGCTAACGCTACACGAGCTCAAACGGGCTCGGCAATGAATGTTAAACGAATATGGGAAAGTAACACGCAGTGCTACCAAATGCTTAATTTAGGCAAGTATCAAGGTGTTTCAGTTAGTTCACTTAATAAGATACTTAAAGGTAAGGGGACATTGAATAATCAAGGTAAAGCGTTCGCAGAAGCTTGTAAAAAGCACAACATTAATGAAATTTATTTAATCGCGCATGCTTTCTTAGAAAGTGGATATGGAACAAGTAACTTCGCTAACGGAAAAGATGGAGTATACAACTACTTCGGCATTGGCGCTTACGACAACAATCCTAACTACGCAATGACGTTTGCAAGGAATAAAGGTTGGACATCTCCAGCAAAAGCAATCATGGGCGGTGCTAGCTTCGTAAGAAAAGATTACATCAACAAAGGACAAAACACATTGTATCGAATTAGATGGAATCCTAAGAATCCAGCTACGCACCAATACGCTACTGCTATAGAGTGGTGCCAACATCAAGCTAGTACAATCGCTAAGCTATATAAACAAATCGGCTTAAAAGGTATCTACTTCACAAGGGATAAATATAAATAAAGAGGTGTGTAAATGTACAAAATAAAAGATGTTGAAACGAGAATAAAAAATGATGGTGTTGACTTAGGTGACATTGGCTGTCGATTTTACACTGAAGATGAAAATACAGCATCTATAAGAATAGGTATCAATGACAAACAAGGTCGTATCGATATAAAAGCACATGGCTTAACACCTAGATTGCATTTGTTTATGGAAGATGGCTCTATATTCAAAAATGAGCCCCTTATTATCGACGATGTTGTAAAAGGGTTCCTTACCTACAAGATACCTAAAAAGGTTATCAAACACGCTGGTTATGTACGTTGTAAGCTGTTTTTAGAGAAAGAAGAAGAAAAAATACATGTTGCGAACTTTTCTTTCAATATCGTTGATAGTGGTATTGAATCTGCTGTAGCAAAAGAAATCGATGTTAAATTGGTAGATGATGCTATTACGAGAATCTTAAAAGATAACGCGACAGATTTATTGAGCAAAGACTTTAAAGAGAAAATAGATAAAGATGTCATTTCTTACATTGAAAAGAATGAAAGTAGATTTAAAGGTGTGAAAGGTGATAAAGGCGAACCGGGACAACCTGGTGCAAAAGGTGAGACAGGTAAAAAAGGAGAACAAGGCGCACCCGGTAAAAACGGTACTGTAGTATCAATCAATCCTGACACTAAAATGTGGCAAATTGATGGTAAAGATACAGATATCAAAGCAGAACCTGAGATATTGGACAAAATCAATATCGCAAATGTTGAAGGGTTAGAAAATAAATTGCAAGAAGTTGAAAAAATCAAAGATACAACTCTCAACGACTCTAAAACGTATACGGATTCAAAAATTGCTGAACTAGTTGATAGCGCGCCTGAATCTATGAATACATTAAGAGAATTAGCAGAAGCAATACAAAACAACTCTATTTCAGAAAGTGTATTGCAACAGATTGGCTCAAAAGTTAGTACAGAAGATTTTGAGAAATTCAAACAAACACTAAATGATTTATATGCTCCAAAAAATCATAATCATGACGAGCGGTATGTTTTGTCATCTCAAGCTTTTACTAAACAACAAGCGGATAATTTATATCAACTAAAAAGCGCATCTCAACCGACGGTTAAAATTTGGACAGGAACAGAAAATGAATATAACTATATATATCAAAAAGACCCGAATACGTTGTATTTAATTAAAGGGTGATTTTATGGAAGGTAATTTTAAAAATGTAAAGAAGTTTATTTACGAAGGTGAAGAATATACAAAAGTATATGCTGGAAATATCCAAGTATGGAAAAAGCCTTCATCTTTTGTAATAAAACCCTTACCTAAAAATAAATATCCGGATAGCATAGAAGAATCAACAGCAAAATGGACAATAAATGGAGTTGAACCTAATAAAAGTTATCAGGTGACAATAGAAAATGTACGTAGCGGTATAATGAGGGTTTCGCAAACTAATTTAGGTTCAAGTGATTTAGGAATATCAGGAGTCAATAGCGGAGTTGCAAGTAAAAATATCAACTTTAGTAATCCTTCAGGGATGTTGTATGTCACTATAAGTGATGTTTATTCAGGATCTCCGACATTGACCATTGAATAATTTTAAACGACTAATTTTTTAGTCGTTTTTTATTTTGGATAAAAGGAGCAAACAAATGGATATTAACTGGAAATTGAGATTTAAAAATAAAGCAGTATTAACAGGTTTAGTTGGTGCATTGTTGTTATTTATCAAACAAATCACAGATTTATTCGGATTCGATTTATCAACTCAATTAAATCAAGCCAGCGCGATTATAGGTGCTATCCTCACGCTACTTACAGGGATTGGCGTTATTACTGACCCAACGTCAAAAGGCGTCTCAGATTCATCTATAGCACAGACATATCAAGCGCCTAGAGATAGCAATAAAGAAGAACAACAAGTTACGTGGAAATCATCACAAGACAGCAGTTTAACGCCGGAATTAAGCACGGAAGCACCAAAAGAATATGATACATCACAACCTTTCACAGACGCCTCTAACGATGTTGGCTTTGATGTGAATGAGTATCATCATGGAGGTGGCGACAATGCAAGCAAAATTAACTAAAAAAGAGTTTATAGAGTGGTTGAAAACTTCTGAGGGAAAACAATTCAATGCGGACTTATGGTATGGATTTCAATGCTTTGATTATGCCAATGCTGCTTGGAAAGTTTTGTTTGGATTACTTCTAAAAGGTTTAGGTGCAAAAGATATACCATTTGCAAACAATTTCGATGGACTAGCTACTGTATACCAAAATACACCGGACTTTTTGGCACAACCCGGCGACATGGTTGTGTTCGGTAGTAATTACGGTGCAGGATACGGACACGTAGCATGGGTAATTGAAGCAACTTTAGATTATATCATTGTATATGAGCAGAATTGGCTAGGCGGTGGCTGGACTGACGGAATCGAACAACCCGGCTGGGGTTGGGAAAAAGTTACAAGACGAAAACATGCTTATGACTTCCCTATGTGGTTTATCCGTCCTAACTTCAAAAGTGAAATAGCTCCACGATCAGTTCAATCTCCTACACAAGCACCTAAAAAAGAAACAGCTAAGCCACAACCTAAAGCAGTAGAACTTAAAATCATCAAAGATGTGGTTAAAGGTTATGACCTACCTAAGCGTGGTAGTAACCCTAAAGGTATAGTTATTCATAACGACGCAGGAAGCAAAGGGGCGACAGCAGAAGCGTATCGAAACGGATTAGTAAATGCACCTTTATCAAGATTAGAAGCGGGCATTGCGCATAGTTACGTATCAGGCAACACAGTTTGGCAAGCCTTAGATGAATCACAAGTAGGTTGGCATACCGCTAATCAAATAGGTAATAAATATTATTACGGTATTGAAGTATGTCAATCAATGGGCGCAGATAACGCGACATTCTTAAAAAATGAACAGGCAACTTTCCAAGAATGCGCTAGATTGTTGAAAAAATGGGGATTACCAGCAAACAGAAATACAATCAGATTGCACAATGAATTTACTTCAACATCATGCCCTCATAGAAGTTCGGTTTTACACACTGGTTTTGACCCAGTAACTCGCGGTCTATTGCCAGAAGACAAGCGGTTGCAACTTAAAGACTACTTTATCAAGCAGATTAGGGCGTACATGGATGGTAAAATACCGGTTGCCACTGTCTCTAATGAGTCAAGCGCTTCAAGTAATACAGTTAAACCAGTTGCAAGTGCATGGAAACGTAATAAATATGGTACTTACTACATGGAAGAAAGTGCTAGATTCACAAACGGCAATCAACCAATCACAGTAAGAAAAGTGGGGCCATTCTTATCTTGTCCAGTGGGTTATCAGTTCCAACCTGGTGGGTATTGTGATTATACAGAAGTGATGTTACAAGATGGTCATGTTTGGGTAGGATATACATGGGAGGGGCAACGTTATTACTTGCCTATTAGAACATGGAATGGTTCTGCCCCACCTAATCAGATATTAGGTGACTTATGGGGAGAAATCAGTTAG